AGCTGGCTTGCACCGCCTAGCCTTAATTGCGCACCTTGCAAGCCTGCTTGCTGATTGGCAATGTCGGCTGCTGATCTGCGCGCAATGTCTGCCTGCTGCATGGCCATTGCCTGGTTAAATGCCTGCTCGTTTAAGGTTGTGCCAAGTGTGGCGGCCTGCTTGGCAAACCCTTGGTTAGTCAAAGCCTCGGCCACACCTTGGCGTGATCCACCAAATGCACGGGCTTGCGTGGCACGTTCACCAGTCTGGGAAATGGCAGCGCGTCTTGCAGACTCCAAGTCAGCCAATGCATTGGTGCGCACTTCGCTGGTGTAAGGATTCATGTAGCTGCCAATTGAGCCTGGGCCTTGCCCCATGCTTAAATTAGTCTGCTGCGCTGTGATCTGACCAGGCTGATAAATGCCGCCATAAGCCGCCATCTGTGCGGCCAAGTCTGTGCCAGTAATGCCTGGGCCAGCGAGGCCCGTGTTGACCAGAGCCTCCTCGCCTGCTTGGTACATTGGGTTGTAGCCAGCAAACTGCTGGACTGGCAATGCACCAGCGACCCCTTGGGCCTGCTGAAAGTTGGCCAAGAATGCTTCTTTGATCTGTGGATCAATGGAGCTTGTTGACGTTGTTGTTCCACCTTTTGACATATTGCCACCTTATCCCAGTAAAGATTTGAGTTTCTTGGCAGGCACTTTGCCTTCGTTGATCATGTCCAAAAGTCCACGGCCATACTTATCGACTGAAGACTTCTTGATCACATATTCACCAAGATCAAGATTGACAGCGCCATCATCTGGACCAGGAGGGTTTGCACCAAACATTAGACCACCATGGACATAGCCACCTTTGGCCAAGCCTGTGCTTGTATCTAATTGTTGTGCTGCTGCCGTTGTTGCTGCCGCTGTTGTTGCCGCTGTATTAGCCGCATTGGCCGCAGCAATCTGGTCATATAAAGCAGGGTTATATCCACCCATTGCTTGGCCTGCCACCACATTGGCGTATGGATTGCCAACTGGTCGCATCTGGCCCATGACTTGGGCATAAGGTGAGCCAGTACCACCGACCACATTGGGGTTGTACTGAGCGCCAATTGGGATTGATGTGTAATTTCTGAAGTTCTGCTCAAAGCCTTGAGTGGCATTGGCAAATGGCGTTGTGCCAGTCACACTGGTCGCACCAGTTGGGGCAGCTTGCTGTGCTGCCAACTTGGCTTGATTGGCCAAATAAGCCTCATAAGCCGTTTGATTGGCAGCAATTTGCTGTTGATTTTTTAAGTTATTTAAGCGCTGCTGCTCGGCATATGCAGCATTGTTTGCCGCGATCTGCTCATCACTTTTTATTTTATTTAAGCGCTGCTGCTCGGCATATGCTAGATTATTCAAGCGCTGCTGCTCGGCATATGCAGCATTATTTCGTGCTAAAAGTTCAGCCGCTTCGTTTTGTTTGCGAACCAATTCAGCCTGGGCTGCATCAGCAGTTACCCTCTGGGCCGCAGTCAAAAGACCGGCAGAAGTTGTAGCATCCAAGTTTCTGGAGCTAATCAAAGCCTGACTAGCAGTTTTGTCGCGTGCTGTACGCGCTGCAAGTTCTGCATCAGCCGCAGCATTGGCAATCAATTCAGCCTCAGTCTTTGGCAATGCTGTCGCATATTGAGACTCAACACTTTGGGTCGTCACACCAGTGGCACGGGCCACATCTGCTGGGCTAATGCCAAGACGATCCATTTCAATGCGCAACATGGCATTGCTTGTCCCCGCGGCTTGTGCGTCTCGGACAGCGTTAAAAATTCTTTTGTCAAATTCAGCCTGGCTCATGCCATTGGCCAATGCCCAATTGAGTGCTTCTGATGCCATATTTATCCCCTAAAGTTCCTTTGCCATTACAGACCATTGTGGACTGTAACCTTCGTCTTTCAAAAATGTCTTTGCCCAGCCTCTTCGGCCTGCCAAAGTCACCCTGGTGCAACCAACTGATTTGCCCCAGGATTCGATCAATGGTCTCATCCTTGAGAGTTCATCTAGGTCGCCACCAGCCAGAAAATAATGCAAATTCTTTAGCCTGGGATAGACAATGATCTCTGTCAATACCACCGAGTCCTTGGCTGGCCACAGCTGTAATCTGTGATCTTCAACCATCTCAGCGACATCGTCAAAATTATGTGTGCCTCCAGAGTATTCTAATGCCGCCTCCACATGGTGGCGTAACCTCTCCAGTTGTTCTTTGTCGCTCATCGCTTACCAGCTGGCACTGCGTCAAGCCTCATCACGCCAATGCGCCAGTCGGCCAAAGTGTTGCCAGTCACCTTCATATTGACTTGACGGCCAGAAAACCGGACTGAAGTCGGGTTGGCTGCCGTATATGGTCCAAATGACGATTGTGTGCCTGTCGGGTAATTGCGGGTTTTGAATGAAACCACCGCCTCACCCAGCGTCTGCTCGTCTGGGACAACTTGGCGCACAGACATGATGTTGTCGCCATTGCCCAATTGGACTGGGCCAGACTCAGCGTAAAGGCTGGCGCTGTCATAGTTAAACCCGACTTCATGCTCGTAGATGTAGCCAGTGCTTGAGACCATTAAAGGGTATGTGTAAACACCAGCATCAACCCCAGCAGTTCGGGCCAATGTGCCAATGTTCCAGTGGTTTTCGCGGTAGTTGAAAGTGACATAACTGTCATTCTCATTACTGGCTGCACTTGGGTAGAACCACCAGATTTCACCAAATTTACTGACATGGACCGAATAAATCTTAGATGCCTGGGCAAAGTTGATATTGGCAAAGATGTAGTCAGACACATCACTTGGCAGTGGCTTGACATAGCCGTCATATATCCAAAAGCCAGAATTGCTCATCCAAATGGCTGCCGTGTCAATGGCCGCCACAGCCTGGGCCGAAATGAGACCACAGCCGCTTGCAGCCTTCTCAAAGCCATAAACAAATGGAGCGCCAACATACTGGGCCGTGTGGACATCCACATCTGTAAACAGTAGATTGACACCCTTGACCCGCTTGCCAGCGATCAGTGTGCCAGGGCTGGCCAAGTCATAGTCGCCTGCCAGATTGTCGCCTGCTGGTGTCCACTGGGTATTGTTCTCTTGGTCGCACCACTGCACTTTGCGTGGGTTTCCACCAGCGCCAAGGGCAAAGATAATGCGCTCTTGGGTGACTAAAATCGCCTTGTTGTTGACTGGTGCGTTAGTGATTGCTGCTGCCTTGGTAGGCGTGGCAAAACCTAATTGCCACTCGTAAATCTTGCCATCGGTGCTGGAGCAAGCAATCAAATACTCACCCCATGTATCGAGTGACCAAGTGGTGGCTGCAATGGGTGTTCCAGTGTCAGGCCGTGCCACGCCATAGGCAAATGTGCCATAAGTGCCGTAACCATAGCCAGTCAGCACTGTGGAGCTGGCATAGCCACTTGTGAAGCCTGTGGGCGTAATGTCTTTGAGTGTTCCAGCCTCGTTCATGGCGTAGAGCTTGGAATGTGTTCCAGCGCCAATGTATCGGTTGCCACTGTTATCGCGCCAAGTAATGATGCCTCGGCATGAGCCTGTCATCTGTGAGCTTGACCTGGTGCGCCATCCATTGATGGGGCGCAGTGTCCCTTCATACCAGCGAACTAGGTTTGCGTCATACCAGCGGCCTGCTGCCTGGTATTCAGTACCATTTCGGAAAACACCTGGGGGTAGCTTTAAAGGTATGTACATGGCAGTATTTAGGTAATGTTTGAGACAAAGCTCATTGTGACAATGGCTGATGGGACTGCTGGCCGTGTTGGGCTTGTTCCAGCAGCGTATTGCTCAATGGACACACCCGTGTCGGTTGGCCTCCACATTATCTCAACATAGTTGGTCGCATTTAAGCTGACAAAGTAATTCATGGCAGCAATGGTGTGATACGGGTCTCCAGCAGATTTTCTAGGTGCAAAGCCAAATCTGCTGTTTGAGTTAGCTACATTTGTACCATTGACCCGAAACCAGACATCCACATCCTGAGAAGAATTTGTCGTATTTGTAAACTGAATAGAAAACTGCAAGTTCCAGATTCCGGCATCGGCCACAGTGATCCTTGATCCACTGGCAATAGTCACGCCATTGGCAAAGTCTGTGGTGTTGAATGTGACTGGATAGGCCGTGGTGGTGTTGGCAGCCACTTGGTCGGTCGAATCTTGAAAAGCCCCATAAGGGTTATTCATAAACCGACCGCCCCTTGGTCCAAACAGAGATCCCAGCACAAATGACAGTTTCTTAAAGTAAACAGTCAATGCGCCATTGTTTTCGTTGAAATGCCTGCGCTCATAGGTCTCGGTCGGATAACCGAGTCCTGGTGGAGCTGGATTCTCAAGTTGTTGTGTTTGGCTGGCCATGGTCTAATTTTGCCCTAAATGGGGCTTACTTGGCCATCAAGTACAGCCCCACATTTGAAAATGCGTAGCCTGCATAGACCACTGCCATGTGCGGGTTGCCTTTAAAGAGCTGCTCCCCAGCAATGTAGGCATAGATCGCGCCAGTCAGAATGATCAGCCAGGCGCTCAAAATTCACTCACATCGTAGACACACCCCCTAAACTGGACCATGTCTTCTGAATGTTTAGCCACAATTTCTGGCCATAAAAGTTCACCATTAAAGAAGTTCAGCACTGCAAAGCCTGATCGGTGATTGCTTGGATTCAGTTCAGCATAGGTAAATTGAGGCCCGTCAGTCTCAGCCAAAGTCCCAGTGTCTACCCCGTATCGTGTGCCGTTATAGTCATTAAATGGCGTGACTTTTAATGAATGCAAATGACCGGTTATTACGCTGACACCAGCGTTGACAGTGTTATTGTGGGTGGCATGAATTCCCCCCTTGTATCGGTGTTTGATGATGCACTTCTCAGTGGGCCACACTGCCCAGCAAAAGTCCCAATCTGGGATGTGGTCTGTGAGCTTAAAGCCTTTGACCTCTTTGAATTGTGGCGCGTGCTGGGCCAGTCGATTGCCAAAACGAATGTCATGGTTGCCCCATGTAAACAGTAGCTTTACATTGTGCCTGGCTGCTTTGGCCACTTCCTCGATTTCACCCAACGCACCTTGCGTAGCTTTGAGTTCTTGAATGACTGAAGTCTGAGGCTGGTCAGTAATATCATGGCGCGATATAGAAGCCCCATCCAGGGCATCTCCATTGCAGATCACTGCATGAGGCTTGAATTCTTGAATGGCCCACAGTAAACCCTTAAAGGCCGTGGACCTTTGACCAGGTATGAAATGGGCATCAGAGAAAACAATCACAGTGCCATCTAGCATTCCAAGATTTACTTGTTTTAGCGGAGAAAAAGATTTTGGCCTCTTAGCATCATATTTAGCACTTCGAGAGTCATTACCGCCTAATTTGACCTCATGGATATTTTCCATGCTTCGTCTGCGGTAGTTAACTGCTCTTTCAGTGATGCCTAAAATCTTTGCTATTTTTGTAACAGATCGGTGTTTGTCCCACAGTTCCATAAACTGCTCATCTGTACAAGAATTCATGTTGTTACTTGATACCATGAGAATCCTTAGACAGTAATTTTTCTAGCAGATTGACCACGCGGTGTTCCTCTTTTTCCAAGAGTTCAACAGAAGATTTAGGGTCTTGGGCTACAGTCACAAGGTCATGCAAAAAGACATGAAGCAGCTCATGCAGAGCTGTTTGGTCCAATGACTGGGGGCAGATACGTTCTGCACCGAAATCACCTAATCTGTAAGTTGCAAGCCTTGCCGCTTCATTAAATTCCACTGAAGCCATGGCATTCTTTGCAGGCTTCAAACCCTTCTCAATGCGCCAGTCGCCAAGATTAAGCACTTGCTGCCATTTCCGCACACTTTGTGCAAAAAGCGCGGAGTCTTCTGGTGTAGGAATGTTTGACATATCAACACCTTATATGACTTATATGTCAATTTAATTTAAGTAAGCACTGAAAGTGCTTCATTTATATGCTTAATCCTATCATCTAAGCCAATAAACCCGCCATTGATCTTCTTGGTCATGGTCCGGTAGTCTTGACTATCCGCATACTGGTTGAGCTTGTGAGTGTTCCAAAACCACCCAGCAGTCAGCGCTGCATACTGGGGCGTGGCCACCAGCTCTGGCTGCATGATCAGGTCCACGCCAAGCGCTTGGCCAGCGTGGTGGTAGTTGGCAGAGCCTGTCAATTGAATGCAACCACGGCCTCGGAAACGATACCCATCACCACTGGCCTCATCCCTATTTCCCATTCGGTTGCTGTAAACAGTGTTTGCAATGAGCTTGGGATTTCTAGCGCAGGCTTGGGCCTTGGCCGCGTCAAAGCGCCTTGGCCAGAGCTTTTGCAATGCCTCTGCCCTGTAATTCAAGTTCTCTTCTAGGATTCTGAAATTGCCACACTCATGGCTGCACTGGCCGATGAATGCAGCCTGGCGCAATGGCGTTGAAATGTCAAAGCGCTGGAAAGTCTCATTAAGCGCATCGACCCACTCTGGACCAATGTGCAGTTGTTGGAGCTGCTGACTATTGACCATTGACTAAAACCCTCACTTCGTTATAGGCGTTGATGCAGGCGTTGAGCTTGACAATGGCTTTGTCTCCATCGGCTGCGATGTCGATAAGAGCTGCAATAGTCTGTCGCTCAAGTTCGCTTGCATCGGTGTTGCTATTTCCTGCGGCAATGGTGGCACTTGTGCTGGCTTGTGGACAACTTGGGGCTGGGAGGCGCAGCCGACCAGTGTGAGCAAGCTCATGCATAGCAGACTGTTTTTTCTTGACATCATCTTGGGCCTTTCTCAATTTCGTTTCTTGGTCTGACAGTTTAGAAGTCATGTTTTTTTCAAGTTCACGGGCTTCATCATTCTTTTGGGCAATGGCCAGTTTCATGTCATTGTCCCTGTCTTCCCAGCCAAAGTGATAGCCACCTTGGTAAGAGCCAAACAAGGCAATGCAGATTGCCAATATCAAATATGGTATGGGTATGCCAAACATTATTCTGACTCCTGTCTGGCCTGCGCCAGCTGTTCGCGCTCATGGTCATCTTCAAGATGGTCCGGTGGCGTGTCTGGTGGTGGACCAGGGGTCCAAGATTCATCAAGTTCTGGATTGGTCCACTTGGGCATTGCACCAAATGGCTGGTTTGGGATGCCATTGGTGGTGGTATTAAACCCGTGATTGTTGCTGTATCCATATTGGCCATAGCCTTGCATGGGTTGGCACATTGGCTGGCCCATGGGTGGTGGCTGCTGCCTAGAAGTCATTGCCCGTTTACCGATAACACCGCCAATGCCACCCACAATCAATAGAACGATATCGTTCAGCATCTTTGTATAAGCCTGGTCAATGGGGGCCATTGATTTGATTGGCTGGGTGACAAAGGTCACTGAGTACAAAAGAGAAATCACGATAAAGAAAAGAATCAGGGTGACGGCCAGCACCACAATGCTCCAGACCCTGACCTCAATCTCTTCAGTTGTTAGGTTTAACTTCTTCAATCTTTTTCTCCAAAATTGGTGCGACTAAATACTCTGGGCAAGTCTGAGTAAACAGACATCTAGGCTTTTGGCACTCTAAAGCATGAAAATTGTCAGGATTCTGGCACTTATATCGATAATTTTCTTCGCAGCCAGTTAACAGCAAAAGAAGCAATAAATATCTCATTTGCCTAAACCAACCTTTCCAAGTAGAAGATTAACAATTCTGTCAGACAGATCATCAGGTAAGAATTTCATAAACCCCAAAAAATAAAGCGCGACACACCCGTAAACGAATATCTTGAGGCATAGGTCAAAGGTCTTTTGATACTCATTCACCGACCACACCTTCTGGTAGCTGCGCAAAATTCCATCAATTCATTCACACCGACAAACACCAGAAACAAGACAAAGCAGACTCCACCAATTGCCAGGCCAATCTCTAGTTGTTCTTGCTCTTTTTCTTTGGCTGCTTTCTCTGCCTTCTTTAATGCGCTTATTTCTTTGGCATCTGCCAAGTCCATCTCGGCCTGCCTGGCTTTAATCTTCTGCCATACGTCAATCTTTCCTGTCTGCATAAACAGCATTTTCAGCTCTTCCTCAAATGCTCTAGCCTGCTCCAGTGCCATCTCAATCTGGAGGGCTGTCCCCATGTTGCTGCCTTTTCCAGACTGCTTGGCTTGCAGCATGGCCTTGGTGGCAGTTGACTTGGCATCGAAAAGTTTGCCAATCATGGGCGCAAGTGAGCCTAGGTCATTGGCAACATTTGCTGCCTTTTTGACCATGCTAATGGCGCTTTGTATCCCTGCTAGGGCCGTGATTGGATCGATCATTTTCTCTTCTCCCACTTGAGACAAACAACCTTCCGATTGTAGACATCACCAGTCCATGTCCACCTGGTGCATCGATATTCTGTGGTTGCTGCTAATAGGACCAGAGCATAGATCATGGCCACATCAAAACGATGACAAAACTGCACCAAATTACAAATGCAGTAATGCAGACCGCAGCAATGATTGCTACGGCCCAGTCTTTCATTTTTTAATCCAAGTCTGCCAAATAGCACCAGCAGCCATGATCAATCCACCCACCCACAGAATAGGCTTGGCAGCAGAGGCAATCCAGCCAAGCACTTTAAAAGCCCCATCAAGAGCCTTTAAAGCATCTACAAGACCACTTGTGTTCTTGTCTATAGCATCTACCTTAGTTTCAACCGCAAGCAATCTTTCGTAGATTTGGGCGTGAGTGACTTCTTGTGTCATGTCATTTCAACCCAAGTTAATTGTTCTTCATTCCAAAAATAAGATTTTCCATCGTTTGGCTTTGGCGTTGGGGCTTCAAAAACACAGATTGTTTCGTTTAATACCCAAGATGCAAAACCATTCATTGCAGTCCATCTATTTCTTTCAGCTTGTTGCCTTACAGAAATTTCTTCGGCTGTCATTTGTTCAAAAGAAAATACATCTGTGTAAACACCATCAATTAACTGATAAGACACAGTTAAATTCTTTTGATATGGGCTAGGCATAGGAGGCAAAACACGTTTGAATCTAGCAAACTCAGGCGGTAAATTATTTATATCTACATCAGGAAATGCCTGACGAAAATTATCCTCTAAGATGGGATGTTCAAATGGTTGCCCATTCACAATTCGTATATAAAGTTCCATTACACGTTTCCTGTATTTGTTGATGGAAATGCCCGTCCCGGCCCCCAAATAACGCGAACTGCACCACCACCGCCAGCTACACCACCAGAATTGTAACCATACGCTCTGCCGCCACCATATACACCACCCGCTGATGCGTTACCAGTAACTAAATTGCCATTGCCACCATTTTGACCACCACTTCCACCACCACCGCCAATTGCGCTTGTTGTTCCAGCACCGCCAGTTCCGCTAGAACCTTCACCTAAAATACCAACACCGCCACCGCCACCGCCATCGCCTGCCCCATAAACAGCGGCATTTTGATTACTTGAACCACCAGCGCCACCAGCGCCACCAGCGCCATTTCCTCCATTAGAGTTTGTAGCGCCACAATCCCCGCCATTTCCAGAATATCCACCAGCGCCACCGCCAGCCCAACTAACTCCAGCAGTTCCTCCATTACCACCACCATCGCCAACGTAGGTTCTAGTGTTACCGGAATTTCCAGCAACAGTAGCGCCAGAAATAAAAAAAGAATTTTGAGTTGTGTATGACGTTCCTACTTGAACTGTGTAAGAAGAACCCGGGGACACACTTATGCTATTTTTCCACCCAAGTCCACCAGCTTCGCCATAATATTGTGGGCCAACAGCAACAACAGAAACTGAAGTTATACCGCTTGGCGCAACCCATGAGTAAGTACCAGCAGATGTATAAGCATCTTGACCGGGTGCGGCAACAAATGACCTTTGGTTTTGAAATAAAGCTTGTAGTGCGCCACTCATGTTAAACCACTCCCTGAAATAAGCCAGTTTGTTGAAGTAATTTTGATTGCTGTGGCAGAACCATACTGCGCCAAACTGCGTGAGCCTGTAGTGCCAGCAGAAGATAAATACATTGTGTCAGTAGTAATTGCAATTGTTACCACTTGGCTTGTCATGTTAATAAACGTGATAGCCGTACCAATAGGATAGGCTACAGAACTATTTGCGGGGATTGTGTAAGTTCTTGCGTTGGCATCAGTTGATGGATGGAAGATGTGTTTGCCAGCATCAGCCAAAACTAATGTGTAAGCAGCAGATTGACTGTTCTGTGGAATATTCTTATATCCAACTTCATTTGTTCCATCTACTGTGCAAGATGACAATGTGCCGCTTGATGGTGTACCCAATACTGGTGTTGTCAGCGTTGGGCTTGTCAACGTCTTATTAGTCAGTGTCTCTGTGCCGTTCAAAGTAACATCACCAGTGGCAGCAGCTGCAAAACCTAAAGTGCCAGAGCCGTTTGTCTTTAGGACAAAGTTGGCCGTGCTGTCAGCTGTGGGCAATGTGAATGCCGTGACAAAGCTCTGCAAGTTGGAGTCATAGGCCAGCACATCAGTGCCAATGGCCAAGCCAAGTGCTGTCCTGGCTGCTGAT